CAATCGGTTAACTGAGGGATTGACTGGTTTGAATAAATAAATGGTTTCATTAAAGGTTTTTCCATCTATTACAAGAGAAGTTTCTGCTTCTGCCAACACAACGGCTTGCCCGTTATCGACGTTAGTCGAAATATCATTATTATTATCATTGTTATTATTATCATTATTGTGGGAACTTTCTTCCCTATGGGTGAGGGAACTTTCTTCCCTATGGTAGGGAACTTTTTTCCCTACGGGTGAACTATCTTCTCCCTGTTTAATCACAACGGTTTGATACCACAATTCATTTGCTCTGAGGTACGCTGTTTCTTCATTTTTAGTAATGATTTCTTTTTCTAAAAGAGTATTTAATATATTGTGAATAGACTTTTTTGATAGGCCAAGCATTTTCCCCATTGTTTCTTTGGCGGCATAACACCAACCGGGAATTGAAGACTTTGGATTATTTGAAAGGTGATATACCAAATCTGCAACCGCATACTCGTTCATAGATAGATCGAGGGCAATTCTGGCAACATGATTAGTAATTGTGTAACTGATTATCATACTAGGCGCAAAAAAACCCTCTCTTTAAACCCACCTCTAGCTGACCTTGAGGGGTCGGAGGATTGGACAACCCGGCCAAAGATGGGATTAAAAAAAGGGTTTCTAGTAATAACTAATGATTGTCCAATCACTTGTTAATAATATAACAACCTGGTATAAAAGTAAACCGCCAAAACAGGCTAACTATTTCTCGATTAAATTGTTGATAAAAAAACAAAGCCAGAAAATTGTGAATAAAATTCAACAAATTAACCAGCTTTGTTTAGTTTACTTCGGTACCGCAGCCCCCACCACCCAAGGCTCGAATATCAAAGTGGCAGCGATTTTCGACAATACTATCCCGATATCAGGATGTTTTGTAACGTCGATTTCAAATTAGATGTTGTCATACTTCAAGTCTTTGTGCGTTTCTGTTTTTTCCCAGACCGCCTTGAATGATAACTGAGCCAAGCCAAATACAATCAAAATGCTGCTTGATACACTTTCAAAAGCTAGTCTTGGAGTTCCAAATGCAAACGATGTGTCAAGCCAGTTAAAGAAAAGACCAAAAGCAGAACACACCAAAACTGACACAACTAGTCTTGCATCAGAACTACTCGCAAACTTTCGGTTAATAAAATCAATAAGTATTGGTAGTAGTGTGCTAAAAAGTTCCATATTTTTACTTTCTATTTATCGTATAGTTTTTTAATTTCAAAATATTTCATAAAAAACCAGCTTGAGGAATCAATTATAGTCTTTACCGCTGCGTCACGTGTCGCAACTTTCTCATGCGCTTCAAGTGTCGCCTCAAGGTTTGTCATAATTTCATTGATTTGTCGTAATTCCAGCTCTACACCGTTCACTAAAATACGAGCTGATGGATCTGAAACGACCGGTGGAGGGGTTGGTGGTGTTGGAACTGGCAACGGCTGAGGAATGGGATTTGGAGTCGGTTCTGGATCATTTGGCTTCGGTTGTGGTGGTGTCGGAACCGGTGCCACACCTTTTGCATTCTCCCAATCCGGATACCCTTTATAATTTCCAGAAATAATTCGATTTCTCAACGCGTCAGCCTGATCTCTCCACGCTGGACTTGGACAAATTGTTGCTTCACTTCCTGGCCATGCGGTGCAATCTTTATGCCCCCAGACATCATCCCATGATTTTATATTTGGAAGATTTGTTGAGTGAAAAAGGAAAAAGTCGCACAAACGATTGGCTGCTAAAATTTGATGAGCGCTTGGAAGTTCTTTTGTGAAGTCACCGGCTAGACAAATACCGATTACTTTTTCATTGTTATTAGCTACGTTTGCTCGTCCTTGACCAATATCACCTACATACAAAACAGTGCCATCTCTGGCAATTACAAAGTGATAACCGATACCGGCCCATCCACGAGCTTTGTGTAGTAATGCAATATTTTGAGCCTGTTGTCTGGCTGATTTGTTTGAGGTGTTGGTAACGGAGTGGTGAATAACAAGTTTTACAACCTGTGCAAGAGTGCGGTCAAAAGACCAATTGAAGCTATCTCCCCAGATGTCTTTGCGATAATCGTCAAATGAATAGCCTTTTAAATCTGGAGTAATAGAGATATTAGACATAGAAGCAGTATATCACAAAGTTGTACCACCTAGTAAATTAAAGCTAACAGTCTTCAAAAACTGAAACGAAAAACCCGCTATTGCCGAGCGGGTTCTTCAAACTTTTACTTTACTAGTATCAATGAGTATAACATCTGGTAGAGTAAAAGTGAAGACCTAGGTATTTATACTTCTTTTCGTAGGACTTTCCCTGTTCCTTGAGCTGTTGCATCATCCACGTCACTTAAAAACTTTTTATTTAAATTGCTGTCTTTATTCAACTTCTCCATAAACATTCTAATCTCTACCAATATTCTCGTTGTTTCTTCCATAAATACTTTTTGTTGAGGATCACGTCCTTGTAAAATGGAGAGGTATTCTTTTTTGTTTTCCTCTGCTGCCTCATACAAGCCTTGAAGTTTTCCAATTTTATTAGAAAGTTCATTGATCTGTGTTTGGTGTGAGCCAACAATGGTAGCTTTTTCTTCTGCAAGTCTGGTTGCTTTTTCACGCTCAACAACCGCTGTTTCTTTCAAGGTATCAATTAAATCATCTTTTGCCTTGTCTCCACCTGACTTGAACTGAGAATACGCAAACCCAATACCAGCAATCAAGGTTCCTAGTCCTGCAAAAGTTCCGATTATTATTGAAAGATAGTCAAAATTTATCATATTTTATGTTGCTAAAAATCCGAATAGTGCAAGTGGTCCTCTATAGATTGTACGAAGCGATGAATCTTGTCTTGAATCAAGAGTTGGACTTGTTGTACCTGACAACGATTTAGAGTAATCAACATGATTTCTGCCCACACCACCATTTCCTCCAGTTGATGCTTCCACACTTCCTGTTCCACCAGCAGAAGCAACAAGGGATGATCCAAGTGTTATGGTTTGTCCTTTGAGAAGAATTGATCCACCAGCTGCACCGCCATGACCACCATCTTGACTCGATGGAGTTGTGCCATTTTCACCTGTAGTAGTAATTGATCCAGTAACTTCAATATTTCTTGATACGACCAAAACAATTCCACCACCATATCCACCTCGACCCCATGAGCCACCGTCATCAGCTCCACCTTCCCCACCGCCACCACCGAAAGTCATTAGTGTAAGTCCTGCGTTCCCTGTGGTTGTAGTTGCTGCGGTTCCAGGTCCACCATTGTTTTTTGTAGTTCCTGCGGTTCCAGACGTTGCGTGAGAGCCACCAGAACCACCACCACCACCGTCATGATTTAGAGTATCTGGAACACCACCACCGCCACCAGATCCATTGGCGGCTGTAGTTGCTGATTGACCTGCTCCGGCCGAACCTTCCGCATTCCTACCCTGTCTTGAGCCAGCGGAGGCACCATCGCCACCGTAATATCCTTTTGAAGCTGCCGTAATTGTTCCAACCACACTGACTGATTTTGCAAGAAAAGCAATAATTCCACCTTTTGAACCATCCCAAGAAGTGGCAGAATATGAAATACCAGAGTTAACAACAACATTTCTAAATTGTTTGAGCTGTAAAACTTGAAATTGTGAGGCGCCAGATTCTGTGTAATCGTTAGACAAATCCATAACCATAACTAAAGAAGTTGAACCACCACCCGAAGCAATTTTATTTAGTTCCCAAACACCAACACCTGTGCCTCTTGTTTGATGAATGACGACTAAATCATTATTTGAAAAAGTTGAAATTGCATCAATTGAGACATTTTTTTGAGCCGAAGCAGCATTTGCACCACCACCAGCATTTGCACCATCATAATTACTATTTGAAGATACAGTTTTGTCTCCGTCTAAAGTATTTCCATACTTTGGGAACCACTTAGAGGTGTCATCTGATCTGAATTGTCTTTGTGCCATACGTTGCGGGTTCTAACTGATATTTGCGTTCTGCCCCATGATATATCCCTCAAATCGACCATTTACTCTTGGGATAAACAAGAATGAATCTTTTTTACTAGTTGTTGTAGTTACAACTGGAGTATCATCTGGCCAATCAATCAACGTAAAAAATGCGACTGTGTAACCACCGGACCCACCCTGCACAAACCTGAGAATAAATGGCACATCAACTGTAAAACCAGTGACAGTCATCGATGCAATATTGCTAGTCAGTGTCATGATGTAATCATTTGTTTGGGAAACATCGTAGGCTGGTGTAGTTGAAAAAGTTTTTGTATCAGCTAAAAGTTGATGTTTTGTCTTGAATTGCACACGAGCATCAGTGACATTTGCATCAGTAATTGAAGATGCACCGTTTGCTACCGCAACATTCGCAAGTCTCACAAATGGATTTGAAGCTCCAACTGCGGTTTGAATTGTGGCGTCCGAAGGTGCAACTGGTGAAGCTGCTGTTGTTCCTGCGACTACTGCGGATTTAGTCACGTCATCTGCTGTTGCTGTTGGCGATTCTGCAAGATCAATGTATAAAACTACTGCATCGATTCTTGGATTTCCCGAAGCGTTTGAAGTTACCGCTACGTTGATATCTGTGGTGTTACGTACTGGATACGCATTTCCTGAGCCTTTGATTACTCCACGACCTGTATTGATATCAACTGACATATTCGCACCAGCGCCACGTTGCGAGATTTTGAAGTGACTATCTGTGGTATTGAGGTCAAGCACACCACCCGATCTGATTAAATCGGTAAACGGTTGAAGAACTGAATCTTCTGGATGTGCTGTGGCGCCTGATCTGAGTGTGTATATTGCCATATTATTTATCTGTTACTTTATTCTCAACTACTAACATTTTTTTCTTAACTTCCTTTACAGTTTCATCAGTCTTGACATCTGCTGCTGTGTCGTTTTCTTGCTTCACCTTTTTGGTGTACTCTTTGACGATTGGTCCTACTAACTCATTTTGCAAGTAGGTCAATGGCTGAATACCTTTATCGGCTAAAATATAGTCCTCAACTTCTACTGGTAATTCAATTGTATACTTTGCCATATAATTATTGTAACAGTTAAATATCCCTAGTGTAAATCTGTATTGACTCCGTTCGCCCTAACTCTGAGCTTGTGGGTTGAGCTGTTATACCAACAATCACCGTTTACAGGAGAAGTTGGATCACCGGCATACTTAGGTACAGACAATCTACCCGAACCTGTTGGAAACACCAGATTTTTAATTCGATAGAATGCAGTCTCAAGATCATTGATTCTTGTAACCATTTTTTTTAACTGTTCTAAAAGTTCGTTCATGTTGTTTTCAATTTCACGCTAATTTTAGCAATTGATTGTGGAGTTTCCATAGAAAATGATTTTTCAACGACACGCCTTTGGGCATTATTCAAGTCTAGGTCAGGCATATTTACAACAATAGTATCACCTAAATTGTAATCACTCCATAAAATCTCATTGTCAAAATGTGTAACTTGGTCGAGAGTAATAACTGGATCACGAGCATCGAGCAACCTACGATCACCCTTGTCTTGCAGTGTCGCATTTTCAGTAGTGTTTCTTGCATCTAACTTTTCCTCAAGTGTGCCAAACGGTGTTCTATATCCTGTTCCGGCAACTCTATTTTGATAGTTGATCTCCTCATTAAATCCTTCACCAATAACAAAAACAGAATTAACCATCTCAGTAAACAAGCTTTTTCTATATTTCCAGCTATCCATGGTTCTTTCATCAAAAACAACGGTTAGCTTATTCGCACCCTTTGTTGGGTAGTAAACATTAAATGCTTTGGTAGTGTCGATATCAAAGTCAAAACCATTTTCAAGATTTTCGTTTGAAAGTCTAACAATTGAATCGTACACACTATCAAAAAGATATTGACGGTCACGATTGATTGTTGTAGGTGTGGCGCCTTGAGTAATTCCATATGCTGAATAGGGTGAGTCTGAAAGTTGAGAGTCATCTATCAAGTCCCACGCAATATCCCCAGCGTCAGTTGCGGTATAAACTGTAGTTGTACCTTTTCCGACTAGGCGTTTTTTGAATAGTCCAAAAAATCCCATTGCTTTAACTACAAGATTTCTTTCACCAATTCCCCCGGGAGTAACGTCAAAATCAGAAATAACACCATAAAAGATTTTTGTTCCATTTCGACTAATCCATATCTCACGAAGTGCTGAGGTAAAAATATTCAACACTGTCGTATTGTTTCTTTCAGCCATTTTTTTGACTTCATCAAAAGATAAATTAAATGTGGCTATAGGCTCGGCGTTTAATTTCTCAGTAAAATTGTAGCTCTTTGGTAATAATTCCCAGAACTTGCCTGAACTTGGATCTTTAACGATGACTTCAAATACTGCTGCCATACTACACCCCTAAATATGAGTCTCTCCAATTGATGGTCATGTATCCTGTATCGGTTGTATCAGCCACCACGAGCTTGATTGAGTTATTACCTGAGCGTAATTCCCACCAAGTACCAGAAAATTTATCTCGAATATTTACGCCTGCTGCACTTGCTGAGGCAAAATATAAAACAGTTCTGGTTTCAACATCAATTTCAATGCGTTCAGTTGCAAGCGTGAGTGTATAGTCTACTGCTAAAGACTCACCTGTAGTTTGGTTTGATATGGTTGGATCTTCTATCGGGCCAACAACAGTGATGAGCGGTTGTGAAGTAATATCACCGGCATTACTGATTGTCGTTTCTGTGAGTCCACCAGCTGCCATGCTCATAACGATAGGCATATCAATTGGCATTCCACCACCTGAGAAAATACTGACCTGTTGAGCGTGTAGCTCTTGAGAAAGAAGTCGAATATCTGGCGCAAACATATCTAAAACATAACTTCCGCCGGTGAGTAGCGCATCTGGGAACTTGAGTTTTCTCACATAAATTTCGCATTGAAGCTCTAAATCATCCATTGTTTTGAATTTGAAAACAATTGGTTGAAGCACTCCCGCTGGTCTGTAAATTGAAGCCAGATTTTCAAGTGTTCTGCGTCTTGTCCGGTAGGTAAGCATTGAGCCTGAACCATTAACATTCCCCTCAAGTGTAATTGGTCTGCCGCCGTATAGATGGTTCGGTACAAAAGCACCATCGACGTTTGGTCTTTCAAATGAGGGAAGCCTGATAGAAGGCGCTTCCAAACCCTGCACAAACGGTTTAATAGAAAATCCAATTGAGGTATCGACTGAATCGTGTATCTGTGTGCTGTTTAGGTATGCGTTTTTCATATTATGACGTTCTCAAGACAAAAGCCATCTCTCTAAAAGCAAAGTCCATGTCTGCTCCTGAATAGATATTCTGTGTCACATTGATTTCTTTACCACCGGCTGATCCTAGTTTATCATTTGGAGTGACAGAGCTGCCTCGTGGAAGTTTCAATAATTCTGGTCCTTGCTCCCCAACAAGCGCCATTCCACCCTTGAAATAATTAGTACCCTCGGCAAGTGGTGAGATTTTCGGCATTTGAGTGTAGCCCGGTACTTTGCCTCCAACTTTATTAGCACCGTCAATCAGGCCGTTGAAAAATCCAATAACGTTATTGACCATACTTTTAATTGTTGAAATTATCGAGCTTGAAACACCCTCAGTCTTGGATTGAATCCCACCCATGATTGAATCCCATGCTTTTTTCATGAGGTCTAAACCCGATTTAACGTTATCAAACGCAATCTTTATACTTCCACCGAACGTATCATTGAACCATTTACCAAAAGCTGCCAACATTGGTTTGATTGCCAATTCCCAGACAAGAACAAACACATTTTTGAGGACCGTCAGAGCTGCCTGGATAACTTCAAAAACAGTTTGCATAGGAGCAAAAACATTATTCTTCAAAAAATCCCATACTCCTGCAACAATCTCTTGAATACCTAAAAAGTTATTCTTCCAAGCTAAATAGAGCGCTGCTACGGCAATACCAATGAGAAGAATAATGACTGTTACCGGCGAAAGCGCAGTAAAGATGGAAATACCAAGTGTAACAATTGCTGGAACTAAAAGCGCCATGATTGTACCTGCAATAATTGGAATTAGTCCAGAGTTTTCCTTGAGGAACGGAATCAAGTTACCAGTCAAAAATTTAGAAAACCCTGCGACCGCATCAGTTGCACCCTTGAGTAATTCTGGAATATTAAATGTAGTGAATAATTCTTTTCCAATATCAGCCAGGGCAATATTCATATTGTCTTTCAAGGTAGACCATAAGCCCATGACTGATTTAGATTGTGCTTCCATTGCTCCATGAAACTTTCCACCCTCACCAGTTACTTTGGCGAGCGAGCCCTGCAAAATAGCAAAATCAACTTTACCAGCAGAGACTAATGCCTCAAACTGTGCCATTGTGACACCCATTACATCCGCAGTATCCTTTTTTACAGTAACCCAACCAGCGTTCACCATTTCTTTGAAGTCCACCGCATCAGCTTTTCCTTTTCCATAAACCTGACCAATAGTGTTACCGATACGAAGCATTTCAGCCGATCCTGAACCAGAAGCCGATAGAGCATCCCCAAGCCCTAAAATAGTAGTTCTAGCAACCTCGGCACTCATTCCCGCACCGATCAATCTTTGATTCATGTCAATCAAGCCTTGAAACTCAAAAGGGGTAGCAGCAGCATCTTCTTGAATTTGTTTTACAAGAGCAGTAGCTTTTGCCTGAGAGCCAAGAAGTGTAGTAAATGCAATTGTAGATTGTTCAACTTTACCGAATGTTTCAATAGCTTTGATACCCAAACCACCCAGAGCAACGCCAGCACCGAGTAGACCAACTGCTATGGCTTGGGAGTTTTGAACGGTTTTTTCTGAAAACCCACCGATCTTTTTTTCAGCGTCATCAACACCTTTGGTGTCAGACTCAATAATGATCTTTGCTTTTACTTGGGCATCTGAAATACTTGGCATACTACTAGTCTACTTCTTTTTTAATTTATTTACATTAGACTGCTCATGCAAAATCGCTAAATCAAGCATAACAACATTCCAAGGTGTAGCCATAAACTCCCACCATGTGAGGTGAAACATTTCTCTATACCTCAATGATACAAGTTCTGCGGGCATTTCTGGAAGTGAGACTTTTTTACCGTTTTGAAGATCGTGTTCTGCTGAAAAGTACAGAATTAGATTTTTTTTTGCGTGGTTGTGAGCTTGTCAGACATTTTCTGAAGCTCTTTGAATGCCGTAGCATCTTGAAGCACCATAAACCAATACTTCATTGGAATCATTCCAACAGTCTCTAAATTGATTGGTGCTTTTTTAGTACCTCTGGTGAAGTTCCAGTCAGAGAGAATTTTAACAATAACTTCGAAGTTTTGAGTGGTTTGGTCAGTAAGCTTTGAAATATCCATGACATCTTGTGTCATCAGTTCTTCGTAAATCTCAACCCACCCCTCTTCGGGTTCAGTCCAGAGAACAATTCTTTTTGTTTTTCGTTTTGCTAAAAGGTCTGGCATAAAGAAAGTATAACGCTTTTTAACCTGCTACACAAGAGGATTAGAATAGCACTGAAAGAAGATACAAAATGAGAAGAATACCGAATATATTCCAAAACATATTATATTGTTGCAACTCCATTTAATACTTTAACGTCAAACATGGCGGCATCAGTTGCATCGTACTGTCCAATGAGCTTACCTTCTGCATACAGAATTTCACCTGATTTCATTGGTACCGGATGCTCTTGGAACTTTGCAGAATTGAGCGTGATTCTGAGTTCGTAACCAGTTTCCGAGAAATGACGGATAACCATTACTTTTTCGGCATTGGTCAAAAATCTATTCATGTCCTCTGGGGCATCAAAGAACTGTTTGAGTTCAACCTCATAATCGACCTGTGTTCGAACTAAAGCAGCTGGATCGTGTGCGCCTGAACGTTGTGCGCCCTCGTCTGATTCAAACATGTGTTTGAGTGTCCATTTAGAACCTTGCTCAACTCGAGTTTGAGTTGCTGATAAAGCAGCAGAAATATCTACGCCAAATCTGAACTCTGTACGTGACCACAAGAAAGGTGTTTTGAGTGAAAGACTTGGTGTCGCAGCTCTAATGAAAACGATGTCGCCAGCTACAACTCCAGTTGGTGAAGCAGTGAATACTATAGTTGTTGCAGTTAAAGAGCTAACAGTCAAGTTCTCATAAGTTCCAGCTGAAACGTCATAAATCGTCATAATGTCACCAGCAACTAGACCAGTGGTAGGAGTTGGATCATAATTTGTTTTGAGCGTAACAGTTGCGGTACTAACCGAGGCAATTTCACGAGCGATGAATGAACCAAGCGCTGAAAATTTAGATTTGAGTACCATTTTGTTGTCATCAAAATCTGGTTCGATCTCTGAAATTTCACATCCAAAGTAACGCTCAACAACTCGACCTTTTTGAATATCAATGGTGTAGGCGTTTGGGTCAGTTGTCAAAGAAGCGGTGAATGGGTGCGTGTACGGATCAGAACCAGTTGTAGAACCTTTGGTCAAGAACATATCAAAAAGATATCCTGCTGTGTTTGGTTCAGCCAAAAGTGTTGCTTCCCCTTGATGATTTCTCATACCAAGAAGTGTTTGAAAACGAACAGCTTTGTTTCCGATAATTGGATTATCTTCATCAAGTGCGACATCTGTCGCAAAACTTTCATCATAGAGAGGAATATACACATTCGGAATGACAGCGGTAGCTTTTGCTGACTGCTTCTTTATTGCGAAATACCCTTTGTTTGCGAGTTGTTCTGGCATAATTTTTTATTGTTTTACCTTTGGTAACTCTGGTTTTGCTTCAACTCCTACTTTATTTGGCGTATCTTTATGAGTTCCAATTTTTTCAAAGTTACTATTTACTATTTCCTCGGTGACAACAACCTCTTGTCCTGAATTGATTATACCAACTCCTATGAGTGTTTGGGTAGTGTCGCTAATATTTTTGTAGATATATTTTGCCATATTAAAATTGTATGAGTTATTTTCCTCAAAGTCAATTCACTTTACTACGTCCTCGCATCAATTGCTACTAATTCTTTGAATGTGACTTGAATATGTGCTTCTACTGTCAAAAGTTCTTCGGACCTTGGCACCACACCTTTCCGGACTGATCCAACGTTATCAACCATTAAATTGTCGAGTGTGAAATTTCCCCTGAGTATTCCCATAAACGAATTGGATAAAAAATAACCAGTCGTTTCGCTTCTACCTTGAGCAATAGTATCAACTGTATTTTCAAGTGTTGCAACACTGTCTGGCTTCCCAAAATCATCTTTCTTGTTATATACAATCTGAATGAGTATTTGATGTGTAACTTCATCCATGCCTGTTGGGCCTGTGTCATAGAGTGTTTCAGGTTCAGAAATAATCAGACAAGGCATTTTTGACTGAGGTAGCAGTATGGGATCACCCTCGTAGTAGCCATGAAAAGTATCGCCAAACTTGTCCATGAAAAGTTGGAGTAATTTTTGTGGAACTGTTTTTTTCTGTCCTGATTCTTGTGGCATAGTATTATGATTTGTTTAATCGTACCAGAACCGCCTTGGTAAAGACAGAAATAACTTTGTCTGCGGTTTCATCAGAGAAGCCAATCAATTTTCTTTGAGGAATGATTGATCCACCCAAATGATGATATTTTGCATAATCTGTTGTATTGGCCACTGTCAAAATCATTGGTTCAGCATCGTACTCATACCCTCTTTTGAGTTTACCAGTTCTTTCAAGTACACCCTTTCCGCCCCACTGTTTGCGTTTTTTGAACTCATAGTAGGGTTTGAGGTTTACCCATCTTGAACCAATAATGGCACCTTCAGTTTTGAAAAGTAGTGATCCATAATAATCTTTGAGAAAATCACCAACTGTTTGAAGTTCTGGCTTGAAGTCTGTCATGCTATTGGTGAGCCTTCGAAATGAACCCATCAACGCTTTATCACCGGTAATTTTAATATCTATCTTGAGTACGCTTGACATTAGTACCTATCCGTAATTGAAAACATTCGAGCCTCGCTAGGTGTAGCGTTCTCTGCTGTTTCATCAGGGTAGCCACGAACTTTTGATGTCTGAGTAACAGATACGCCACCAGCTCCGTCAATGAGGGGAGTGTCGCCACTTTCTAATTTAGCAAGAATATCTCTGGCCTGTTTAATTTTTAGCGTTCCATCTTTGTTTGTTCCGTTGTGTTCTGGACCATAATCCATTGTCAGCAAATATCCTGCTGCTAAAAGAATAACTGCATGGGAAACAACTTCTGGATACGGAGAGGACAGTGGGAGTGTGTACCCACCAATTAACAGTGAGGCGTTGACTTCTGACTGAGCTTTAACGAGCTTTCCATAAATAGTTTGGTCAGATACCCATTTATTGTTATTCAGCCCCGCCTCGGCTCTCACGTCAACTGTATTGGCATACAAACCATAGCCAGCACCACGGAAGCCAAGCGCCTCTGAGAGATTTGTGGAGCTAACAGTTGTTGAGTTATAAAAAATATACTTCCACCAATAGCCTGAACCGCCAGTTGTATCAGTGACTTCCGTATACAGTTGGTCAGCTTGGAGGCTAACAGTGGCAACTAGACTAGAAAATGAAGCATCTGCTGGAACTGTGCCGTCAGCATTTGTAGCTCGATAAATCTTGGCTTGGTTCGCCTTGATAATGGTGAACGGTTCATTGTCAAAATGTTTGAGATTGAGGTTAGCGTCAAGAGTGATAGACAATCCTGAAATAACGTCAATCTGTGCAAGTTGTGCTGATTCTCCACCTACAACTCCAAGAATGACATAATCATCGACTGCTATATTGTCGGTATTCTCCACAACTACGATGGCTTGACCAGCACTAGCATCAGCAGTAATTTTTGTTACTTCTTTTACATTTGAAGCTGGAAAGTTTTCAATTTGAATTATTTCGCTTGCCATGTTTATTTCCTCTGTTTTAGTATAACACTTCCAACTCTTTGCTTGAGAGCTGTGATAGTTTTACTCTGCATCAATGTTGTTTTGAACACACCAAGTTGAGTGGGAATAAAAGCGCTCAGTAGGTCAGTTATTGTTACCACTTCATTTAATGCTCTTGAGACTGCACGAGTAATTGTATCTACTACTGTAAAACTCTCATTAAATGTCTTGCTTGGTTTCTTTGCCAAACTATCCGTAACAGTTATATTCTCGCTGATATTCCTGCTCACTGCAACATTTCGGGTATCAATAACGGTAAAACTCTCTGCGAGCCTCCTAGATGGGTTTTTAACCACTCCGTCCACAACAGTAACACTTTCCCCAAAGATTCGACTAACAGACCTTCCAATAGTATCAACAATTGTAAAGCTCTCAGTAAAAATTCTGCTTGGTCTTTTTGAAATACTATCAACAACTGTAACGTTTTCATTTAGGGAGCGTGAGTTTCGTTTGGCAATAGTGTCTACTATTGATATAGTTTCATTCAAAACAATAGCTTTTCCTGCTTGAGTAACAATAGAATCAATGATTGTAACAACTTCTGCTAAAGTTCTTGAAACAGTTTTACGAACTACATCAACAATTGTAAAAGACTCGTTAAAAGCTCTGCTTGGTCTTTTTGAGAGTGTATCCACCAGAGTAACAGTTTCATTCAGTATTTTATTTGGAAGCTTTCCAATGGTATCTACAACAGTCAAAGTTTCATTAAATGTTTGCACCCACAAACTTCCGATTCCTATTGGTCGATTGCGCTGAATTAGAGGTGATATTGGAAAAGCTCTACCGTGTCTCATACGTGTTAGTAATTATTACTTCTATTTATGGCTTGATTTTGCAATATTCTTTTGACAAAAAGAGCGCCAGAACTACCTGCGCCAATTGTCCACTGTGGTGTGACCGAATAAACTGAAAGGACTACTCCTGAGGAGGTAACCCTAAACTCCATCACATCGGTATTTATAGCATTATTTTTTGCGACTATACACCATTCCACTTCGGTATAGTCATCGTTTGTGATGTCAATTAAGTCTGCTGGATTCTCGTCATCTTGGATTCTACCAACTACAAAATCACCGGTAGTTTTACCGCTAGGAGCAGCCAATTGTGCGGTAGTGTTCTGACCGGAAGCAGTGATATTACTCGATGAAGCCAGCATAATATCTTCTTGAAGGTCTTCGTATAATTGTAATTCTGCCAGTTGAGTAATACTACCACTACCATTATTTAATGAAATATTTAAACGATAATACTCATAAGCCGTACTTCCTGGAGTATCGCAAACAAATTCTTTACGCAACCCACGAGTGGCAAACGCTTCACCCGTGACGGTATCAACTGTAGTCCAAGAAGAACCATCATTAGATCCCTGGAGAGTGAAATCTTTAGGATCACGAGAGCTATCATCGTTACCAGAAGTAATAGCGTATTTCGTTACTATATGGGTGGCGGCACTACCGAACCGATACTGCAACCGAGGGGCAGTATTGAACGCCAACCATTTCGTGGACGAGCTGTCATCAAAAGCCTCGTCAGAACCTTCTGAGGGTTGGTTTTCGTGAGAAGCAGAGGCAGTACCTCCGCTAGTCAATTCAGCTGAATATTCGCCTGAAGTTGGGATTCTTGCCCATGAGCCGCCATTCTTTCGATACTCTAGTTGATATTGTATTGAACCCGGATCATTTGTTGCATTAACCAATAATCTGATTCGCGTGTTTGTTTCCAAAGCTCGAGTAATGCTACTGTCTTGAGAAGCTAACCAAGTTGCTGTGGTTTCTGAACCATCATCACTTCTAAAGCGAAAACCTTCTTGTTCAAGGCTTGCTGCGGTGTAATCTACTACCGCCCACACTTGTGTAACTGCCTGTCCTCCTCCACCGATACGCTTCATACCTGCCTGTAGAACGTCTATTTCAGCCCATGTCCAAGCTGCAGATGTATTTGGGTTTGTCGCCCACGCGTTACTTTCCTCGTGATATGAGGTGTTGTTGTAGGTTTGAGTTCCAGAAAAATAGTCAGTGCTACTCACTCTGACCGCGAGTTGAACGGTATTTGATACCGGATCAACACCACGAGTATTTATGTAAACTGTAACCGAGTTGATAGTTCCTATTTCTCCTGAGCTGTTATCTAATCCAAAAGTAGCGACAACGTTAGCAGTCGGACTATAGAGTCGTGTGGTATCGCCGTCAGATGTGACTTCATCCACTCTGGTATAGTCACCGCCCTCAGCACTCCAGCTTTGAGTTGAACCGGCTGCATTAGGACGTAGGGTTATAGTTGCCATGTGTTTAGTTTATCAGTTGGCTATTTAAACGCAAACTCCAGCTGTAGTTGTCTCACATGCATACTACGAAGCTCCTTGGCGTACTCTCTATGGTGCTTGGCATCTTCACTGTCCATAAGCCGATGACAGGGAATACAGAGTACGACGGCATTATCTATTGAGGCGATCATAGCGTGTGAGAGTTCTG